GAGACCATGAAGAGGGAGTTCCCCGATATGGTCCAGCGGATAGCCGTCTGCATGAATCAGAGCGAAGAATGAAGTGGAGACATTGCACCCTTGACCCCCCCGAGCCGGGAAAGAATTACCTCATCCTACAACTTGAGGACAACGGAACGTGGAGGCACACCGTAGACCATTACGGATACGAGGACGAATTCATTTTCGAGGTATGGATTTCAGGCCATGACCGGGCGCATTGCTGGTGGGTCGAAATTCCCGAACCCTATCCGGACCCCAAGTCGGTCATGTGGATGGATTCAGTCAACGCAGAAGCATGAACCCGACAATTCCGACGGACAAAAAAAAAGCGATGCTCGAGGCTTTAGAGAAGGCCCTCGGCGTCATCACTCAGGCGTGTAAGGCGGTGGGGATCCATCGCTCGACACATTACGACTGGATGCAAACCGACGACACATACCGGGCCGCGGTGGAGGACATCCAAGAGGTGGCTGTCGATTTCGCCGAGTCGCACCTTCATAAACTCATCAAGGAGGGCAACCCCGCGGCGACGATATTCTTCCTGAAGACCAAGGGCAAGAATCGGGGCTATGTCGAGCGGCAGGAGATCGCCGTCGCAGAGAAGAAGCCCCTGTCGTGGTTCACCGATGAGAACGCGAATGTCGCGTGAGGCAACCCGCCACCTACTACCACGTCAAGGGATGTAGTACCCGCATCCAAGTACACCAGGGCGGAACCCGATCGGGGAAGACGTACTCCATCCTCCAGACCCTCGTGGAGCTGTGCCACGACAACGAGAACGCCGGGGCCGTCATCACCATATGCCGAAAGACATTCCCGGCGCTCAGGGCTACGGCGATGCGGGACTTCTTCGCCATCCTCGAGAGGGAGGAGCTCTACACCCCCGACCTCCACAACAAGAGCGAAGCCACGTACATCCTCTGGGGCAACCTCGTCGAGTTCATCAGCGTCGACCAACCGCAGAAGGTCCGGGGCCGGAAGCGAGACATCCTCTTTATCAACGAGGCCAACGAGCTCGCCCTCGAGGATTGGCGGCAACTGCTGCTCCGGACCACGGGGAAGGCTATCATCGACTTCAACCCATCCGATGAATATCACTGGATCTACGAGCAGGTCATCCCCCGGGAGGATTCCAGCTTCTTCCGCACGACATACAAGGACAACCCCTACCTCGATGCGGCCACCATCGCAGAGATAGAACGCCTCAAGGATGCCGACCCCAACTACTGGCGTATCTACGGCCTCGGAGAGCGGGGAGTAAACCAGGCGGCCGTGTTCACTTGGGAGGTCGGAGAGATAGCCGGGAAGCGGATAGGGACGGGCCTCGACTTCGGATTCACCAACGACCCGACAGCCGTCATCGACGTATACCAGGACGGGCATACGCTCATCCTCCACGAAAGACTGTATTCGACAGGACTCACCAACCCCGACATCGCCGAGGAGCTCGACAAGCTCGACGTCCAGACTATCATCGCCGATTCCGCCGAGCCAAAGTCTATCGAGGAGCTCTTCCGGTTGGGGCACAACGTGAAGCCCGCGAGGAAGGGCCCCGACTCCGTCCGGCAGGGCATCGACATAATGAGACGCCATAAGCTGCTAGTCACCGCGAAGAGCACCAACCTACAAAAGGAGCTCCGGGCCTACCGATGGGAGCAGGACAAGAACGGCCGCAACCTGAACCGCCCCGTCGACAAGGACAACCACGGCATCGACGCGGTCCGGTACGTCTGTCTGAACTTGCTCACGACAAACCGGAGCGGGAAATATTTCATATCGTGAAGAAGACCATCACCATACCGGAGGACCTGTACGACGTCACGCTGGGACAGTACCAAGCCATCCAAGCCATCCCGGAAGGTGATGAGTTCCGGCAGGTGGTGGAGACTATCTGCATCCTCTGCCACCTCACCGAGGAGGAGGTGATGGGGATGGAACAGAAGGACATCGAACACATTGGAGGGGTCATCGGGGGCATCCTCGACAAGTACGACGACGACTACCCCGTGGAGCGAATCATCGAGCTGGATCAGAGGTACGGATTCCATCCCAACCTGTCCCGGATTCTGGTCGCCGAGTTCGCCGATATTGAAACGCTCTGCAACGACTCCTACGAGAAGAACCTCGCCCAGGTCATGGGCATCCTATACCGCCCCATCGTGGAGCAGCATGGCGAATTCTACCGAATAGAGGACTACGACGGCGAGGACCGCTCCGAATACTTCAAGGACATGAAGCTGGCCCACGCCCTCGGTGCGGCCGCTTTTTTTTTGCGTACCGCAAAGAGATTAGCCGACGCTTTGGACAGCTATTCCAAGGCGGTAGCGGATCCAAACTATCCGAGAAATACGGATGGTTCGCCACGTTCGTACATCTCGCAGGGGAGGATATTACTAAACTACCGCAGGTGGAAAGGACTCACCTCGAGACGGCCCTCGCTTGGCTCGCTTACGAGCAGGATAGGGCGCTTCTGGAAAAGCAAAAAATGAACCTATGAGAACTGTAAATCAAATCATCGACGAGCTGGGCGCGATCGCCCTCGAGCACCATTTCATCCGCTCCTTCAAGGAGGGCGAGATGAGCGAGGTAGACATCCAGAAGTTGGCTGGCGACAAGTACCCCCTTTGTTACGCCGACATCAGCGGGGCCACCATCGAGCGGGGCGTGATGACCTACTCCCTGGACATCCTCGTCATGGATATGGTCCTCCCCGGACAGACCGACGCGCAGGAGCAATATTCCGACACCCTGCGGACCCTTATCGATATCGTCAGCAACTACGCCCAGGTGTTGAGCGCACAGAGCGACGTGAACCGTGACGTCCGTATCGAGCTTCCGGTGGACTGCGAACCCTTCACCGCCCGCTTCGATAACCTGCTCACGGGGTGGGTCGGGACGGTACGCCTACAGACCTCGAATACGCTCGACCTTTGTGCCGCGGCTTTCGCATAAAGGCAAAAAAAAGTTGCAGGAATGTTTGGAGGTATGAAAGTTTGCCCTATCTTTGAGACATCAAACAACGCAAAACAAAGCAACCATGAAACTCAAATTCAACACTTACGATTTTCTCGCTAACGTATGGGAGCAAGCCGAGGCATTCTCAGGAGAATACCACATCCGTTATGGTCTTACGAAGATCGCCAAGGATTGGACTTGGTCATACAAGGTATGGCACATTTGCCCGGAAACGGGAATGCGCTCAGAGGTAGGATTTGAGCAGGGGTGGGAAGTGAGCAAGCGCAACGCCAAGTCAGAATTGATGGGCGCACTGACGGCGGACATGAAGCACCTGCAAATGATTAACGCATGAACGACCCCGAATGGTGGGACGAGGTGCTGGAGAACCACCCTCCCGTTTCTGATTGGCTCGTCAAATGAGAAGACCCCGCTTCGGCGGGGCTTTCTATTTTAGGGCGTGAAGGATTACATCACCATAGACGGCACCCGCGTACCCATGACCAACTCCATGCGGGAGCTGGGCAAGATGGGCAAGGAGGTACGACGCCGCGCCCGCATCAGCCTCAAGGCACGGGGGAAGGTCGTGACGGGCAACCTGTACAACTCCATCCGCTATGAGCAGGGCGTGAGCCGAGATGAAAAGTCCCTCAACCTGCGCTTCTCCTTCCCCGGTGCCGATTACTGGCAATTTGTGGATGAGGGCGTCAAGGGTGCGGTATCGTCGGCCAAGGCCCCGCGCTCCCCGTTCCGCTTTGGATCGGGCACCGGACCGAAGGGACGCCTCCCCGGGGCCATCGATAAATGGGTGGTGAAGAAAGGCATCGCCCCCCGCGGGGCCGGAGGGCAGTTCGCCTCCCGTCGGTCGATGGTGTTCCTCATCTCCCGCTCCATATATCGAACGGGTATCCGCCCCTCCTATTTCTTCACGAACGCCTACGACAAGACCCTGAAGGCATACAGCCCGAAACTGGAGAAGGCCGTAGCGGACGATATAGGCAACGCGATAAACACCCTGCTCGATGGCGGCACAGTTTGAACTCATTCCCGACACGACCGACTTTCAGAGTACGGCCGAGCCGCTCATCATTCAGGTCTCCGAATCGGTGGCCGGGACGTACTACAAGTATCGATTTATTCTGGTCATCAAGGACCGCGCTGGCAACCAGCTCGCCAAGCTGAAGACGCACCCCCTCTCGTCGACGAATTTGACGGCTATCTTCGATATCTCCCGCGTCCTCGACGACTACATCGGGCCGAACCTGATCAATAGCAACGTTACGAGCGAGAACGTCCTCACGTTGGGGCAGACGGCTACGCAACAGACTAAGATCGTCGGCACCTCATACGGGGCATATGTCGCCCGCAAGTTCGAACTGGAGCTCGGCCATGAGGAAGCGACCAGCGATACCGCCGACCCTACCGAAACCCTCAACGAGGCCGATACTACCCTCTTCGCTTTCCGTGACGAGTTCATCAACGACGGAC